ACGGCAACTGGCGCAGGAGTCATTGGCGACACGATCACGCAATCCGCGTCAAATAGCCTCACTGCATCTGGCAGTATGCTCACCACAGCATTCTCTGGGCTAATTGACACTGGCGTTCAATCAGCGTTAGGTGCAACAGCGTCTGCTACTCTGATTAGTACCGGGATCGTTGATAAAATAACTTCCGGGATATCCTCTGGGACGCCTGATGTTGTTTCTGCGCTGAATAATCTTGTGACTACTTCGGTGCTTTCTTCCGCAACTGGTGCCTCTGGGGCTGCGAAAAGTGTTGGACTGGCCATTGCTTCCGGTGTTGCTGCGGGAATCAATGCAGGGGCAAGCCAAGCAATCAGTGCCGCAGTCAACATGGCAGCGAGATCACTTTCAGCTGCTGAAAGCGAGTTGGGCATCCACTCTCCCTCCAGGGCGTTTCGTTGGATTGGTGAGCAATCTGTTGCCGGTTTGGTACTTGGATTAAATGACAAGGCAAAAAACGCACAAGCAGCGGCTGGAAAACTTGCTGATGTTGTCTTAAAAGAAACTTCTAAACTTTATGACAAGATTGCGGAGATTGAGGCCGCAGCACAGAAACGGGCAGATGAAAAGGAGCTCGCGGACTATGAAAAAAGTCTGGCAGAAAAGTATGAACGGCTGGAAGAGGCAGAAGTTGATGAACGACAGGATATCTTGGACGAGATAGCCGAGCTCAAAGAAGATTGGAATGAGAAGCAGCTAAAAAAGCAGGAAGAGGCACAGAAGGAAGAGTTGCAGAGTGCCATTGATGCTCTTGAGGAGATGGAAGATGAGTATCAAAGTGCTTTGGATGACCTGAAAAGTGATCGTGATTCCCTGGCTTCTAAATTGTCTGGAGATAATCTTTTCGAAACAGATTATAAGGGAGAAACCCGTCTTCTGAACCTGGATAAGGATATTCAAGAGATTGAACGATACGGAAATGCAATGCTTGCCCTCCAGGAAAAAGGGGTTGATGCTGGCCTCTATTCCGAAATTCTTCAAATGGAGATGGACGAGGCGACGGCTTTCGCGGAGAAACTGTTAAGCCTGAATGACGATCAATATACTGCCTATATGGAGGCATACCAGAAACGGGCGGAAGCGGCAAAGAATATTGCGGCACAGATTTATCAGGATGAGTTTGAATCTCTTAACCAAGAATTCGTGGACAAAATGCCTGATGAGCTAAAAGCGGCGGGAGAGGATGCTATGACATCCCTTGCCGTTGGTGTACAGGAAGAAGGTTCTACCGCAATTTCCGCAGCGAAGAAAGTTGCCGATGGTATTATTGCGGAAATTAACCGGATAAACGCTGCGGCAAGGCTTCGTGAAACGGTCACTGTGAGTGCTGGGAGTGCTTCCTACCGCCTCACACGCAGCACGGATAACGCCATGGAAGCCAAGCAGGTGGAGAGTAACGGAAGCGCGTACAGGGTAGCAAACGCTGTGTCTTTTGCCAGTGCACCACGGGGAGACAGGGAAATTGTTCTGAATGTCAACGGGAAAGCATTTGCAAGAGCAATTGTTAATGATATTCGTGCAGTAGAGGATCAGTCCCCCAGAATTGTGAGTGATTAAATGGAAAATATGTTTTTGTCAATTGACGGAATTGAAATTGAAGACTTGGAAGAAGGGGATTACACCGCCTATGAGGAAGAACTTGGCGTATCTGAGCGGATGATATCCGGCAGAAGAGTGGAAGAAATCCGTGCCACTATATGGGTGGTAGAAGTCAACTTTTCATCCATCGACTATGAAACAATGTCCCGTCTCAATACTGTATTCAAGGCATCACGTCGGCATCAGTTGTTCTTTCTCCCATCCACAGGTGGCACAGAGTTGGTACAAGGGTGGTTTCACTTGATGGAGCCTCCATCTCCTTCCCTTACACGTTGGAGAGATAACGGACCTGAATGGGCAGCATACAAACTGACCTTTGAGGAGATTGATGGGCATGATTGATCACAGTGAAGCCTATGAAAAAGCGGTTATATCTGATTCAAGGCGACAATTTGTGCGAGTTGTGTTTGACCTATATGACCCAGATATGATCATAACAAACATAACAACAAATAATGAGAGTGATATTTCCTTAACAGATCAGGTAACAAACCGTGGCACAACAGAGAGCGAACAGAATATAGCGACCTTGGAACCTAACAGATGGATCCTGAACGGAACTTTCAATATCCGACCAGATGACCCAATGGATCAGATAGGACAAGTTGGTTGGGTATCTGAATCTCTATGTGATTCTTTCGGCGTCTTTTCTGAACCATATCCTTATATTGAGTTTGAAATTCAAAACCTAAGTATATTGCAAGCATTCTCTTTCCGGTTCAGTGAAAAAGAATTCAATGGAATTGGAACAGAATTTACGTTGGATATTTACAGCGGCGATACCCTTCTTTGGTCAGACACAAAAACAGGGAACAAAAGTACGTTGACTGTTTTGGATGGCTTTACCGTTCAAAACCCTACAAAAATTCGCGTTACCATTAAGAAATGGAGCCTTGGTGGTCGACGGGTTAGAATCCCCCGGCTGATGGTCGGCCTATATGAAATTTGGGACAGGTCCATTCTAAAATCAGTTGAAACATATTCTGAGGTTACATTCTCTGGATTGTCCATTCCATATTCTACTTGCACAGTTGTTTTGTACAACGAAAACCACAGATTTGACCCTTATGCTCCGAATACGCTCTTCACATCCATTGAAGATCGGCAAAGAATCATTGTTGATTTTGGAATGCGGTTGGAAGATGGAACTATTGAATGGTTGCCCGCCGGGACTTACTATCAGCAATCTGCGGGGTGGAAACTCAAGGATTTAACTGTACAATTTGATCTTCTGGATATTATTGGGGCGCTGACGAAAAGGAAATTTGTTGTCCCTGATACACTTCCCACAACGCTTTCTGGGTGGATTGAGGCGATTATGCTTTCTCTTGGCGTTAACTTTCAGAAAAATTATATCGTAGATGATGATGTAAAGGATATCCCCATTACAGCAGCAGAAGAAGAATGTACAGGGAAAAAGTGCGGTGAAATGCTTCGTTTCGCATGCATGGCAACAAATACTTGGCCCAGACAAGATTTTGAGACCGGGAAATTGAGAGTAGGGAAATTACAAAGAATTGAGGGAAATAGGATTACCTTAGACAATATGAACTCCTATCCTGAAATGTCTGCAAATGATGATATTTCGGACATTACATTTACGTTGGATGATGGAGAAGAAGTGGTATTTCCAGGGAATAACACCGAATCCGAGATATCTTTAAGCGTAGATAACCCATTTATTCATACGACGGATGATGCGAGAAAAGCGGTTATTTCCTGCCTGTTTGAGTATGGTGGACGTTCGTTCGAAGTACAGCATAGAGGAAATCCGTCCAGTGGATGCGGAGATATCCAGAGTGTAGACACTCAATTTTTCACCACTATCTCTGCTCGATTGTATAAGCAACAGCTCTCCCTGGCAGATGGCGTTATGGTAAACATGCCCTCTTATCTCGTTCAATCTCCCAATGATTCTGCATACTCAAACAAAACAGTTCTGACAGGTTCTGGAACATTTGTAAAGGAAGAGGCTGGGAAATTCCGCGTTACATTGATAGGGGGAGGGGCCGGTGGTATGGGAGGGGGTGCAGGGAATATCCTATGGGGCGATTCTTTTGACCCAGAAGACACGGCTGGCGGCATTGGAGGAGATGGCGGGAATGTGTTTATTACCGAGGTAACCGCGATAGCAAACCAACAATATGACTATTCTTGTGGAACTGCCGGGAAAGGCGGTGCAGGCGGAGAAACCAATGGCAGCCGTGGGGACGACGGTGAACCCGGCACCCCTGGCACAGACACTACTTTTGGAGTGTACACTTCTGCAAATGGAAAACCATATCCGGTTGGCATTATGGACATCCAGAGCGGCGCTGTATATGCACAGAAAGGCCCTGACTATGGAGGGACTATAACAGCCTTGGAAGGTTCTGGCGGCGCTGGAGGCGAACAGGGGAGAAACGGAAAGTATGCACAGTGGACCTCTGAGGATGGCTATACAGAAACTTATATTGCATCCTACCCAAAAGACGGTACCCCGGGACAGGATGGGAAACCTGGATGCATTATTGTGGAGTGGTGAAAAAATGGGGGTGATCTAAATGGCAGAAGAGTGGTCTCCTATTGTGATCTCAGCGACGTTCACGCCAGTGACTGCAAATGTCGGGGATTCTGTATTGCTCCAAGTGATCGTACTTGATGTGCAGACGATAGAGCAAGAAGAGATCAGAGTGTCGGGTGAGTTTCAAAGTGGGGAGGTGTAGTTCATGTCGATAACCACGGTAAAAGCGACGTTCGATGGACAGGAATACACTCTTACATTTAATGAAACGACAAGGAAATATGAGACTGTCATTGTTCCGGCCAAAACCTCCCACAATGAAGAAGGGGGATATTTCAACACAGAAATAACCGCGACAAACGACAAGGGCGTTTCCACCACAACAGATGGGACGAATATCCCTGGGCTTCGGTTGACGGTGCAAGAGGAAGTCCCCCCGACTATTCAGCTATTATCTCCGGCAGAAGGGATATTGACAACCAAGGTTCCGACCTTTGTTGTAGAAGCATTTGACGAGGAGAACGGCTCCGGGATTGATCCATCCTCTCTTTCCATGCTGATTGATGGGGTCGAGGGAGATATTTCCACGCAGGCCACGGAGAAAGGTTATCAGTTCACCTATACTCCACGAAATGAACTGAGCGAAGGGAATCACAGCTTGACCGCCTCCATCCAGGACAACGACGGGAATCAAGCCAGTTTATCTTCGGTTTACATTGTAGACACGGTTCCTCCTGAGCTGACAGTGAACGAGTACAGACAAATCGTTGACGATGAATCTATTACGGTGGAAGGGGTAACAAAGGATGTAACAACTTCACCGGTCACCTTGCTTGTGGGAGGGGAGGAAGCGGCTATTGATGAACACGGACAGTTCTCACATACGGTGCCGCTTCGCGTGGGGGAGAACTACATCACTGTTACCGCAACGGACAAAGCAGGTCTGTCCTCTTCTTTTCGGCTTTATGTCATACGGCTCATTACAGACCGTAGCCAGGCGGACATTGAGGAACTTCTTACGATCTTATCCAAAGAAGATCAGACAGAAGAAGAACTAATTCAGCTTGCACAGACAAGCTATAAGGGAGCATATAACGAAACTGATATGAACCGGGTTACAACGGCTGCCGAGTTCCTTTCAGATAGTTTATATTCCCGTGGGTATATAAATCCGTATGTTCCAGTCAACCCAGGGCCAGGCAGAGATTATTGGGTGAAAGAGGACAAGTCAACATTAGAGCAGTCTGAGGGATATGTTTCTAATGTTAAACGGATTCGAGAGACTTTCCCCTTTGTACCTGATCTTCCAGAAGCCCCCTCTGATATGCAGAGTTTCACCTTCCAGGAAGCGAACAATTTGGAAAAGATCCTTGTCCAAGTAGAATCCATGTTCCAATGGATGGATAAATCCTATCTCATGGCGGGAGAGGCCATGTGCGGAGAATTTTAAGAAAGGGTGTGTTTTAGTGCAAGATGCCATTATGAAAGGGAACGGGAATTCACGATACCTAAAGACAGTAGGGGAAGCCTTGTCCCTCTATCCAACCTATGAGGATTTTATGCAGGCCATGGTTACAGGGATATTTCCAGTAGACTTCAATGGGATTAATAAAGACGGTTGGACCCAGCTGGGAACCCTTCTAAACAAAGCAAACCTTCTCTCAGATACGGTGATCTCCACGCTGGGTCTTTCCACAGGAGTGAATTCAACCCCTAACGATGCGTTCAATGTCCTTGCAAATATCGGCAACGTCCATGTGTGGAGGAAGACGGTGGTTGCAGAGGAGGAGGTTCCGGCGGGGTATACGTTGGGACCTGTTGAAGCTAACAAAGTCTTGGCGCAATCTTCCTCAAACTGGGGCAATAGTTATGCGACTTTCACCGTTGCAAGCAGCATTACTGTTGATGATGGTGGCAACGTAACGATGAACGATACTTCGGGGGTAGAGATTTGGCAAGGCTATTTTGATCCGAATAAAGGCGAGGATAATCTTTTAGGGAAATTTATTCAATTTTCTCATGTTTCTGCCGATCACATTTCGTCTGATTTGGAAACGGGAGTATATTTCATTCCCAGTAACGCCACTTTTATCCGCGATCACAGTAGCGCCCCCTTCTATACCAAAATTTCTGCTTGCCAAAAAGTGAACGCATACCCCCTCACCCCCGCAGGCACCCACATCACCTACCTAACCTCCACAAACCGCAATGCCTACCAGGATGGAACAGATGGATCTGAAAAACCTGCTGGGTATACATTGGGAGATGAAGTGACAGAGCGTACTTCTCTTACTAATCGAAATAGTGAACATGATAATTCTCGCTGGTTCTACTCCGATCAGGTAGACGTTTCATCTGACGGGAAAGTCTCATTAAGAGACCCGAATGAGGTTAGTTTTAATGCAGAACAATCAAACGCAGTAAATATGGCTAAATACCTTCTCGGAAAATTTATTATGACAGATTTCAGTAATACTGACTTTTCTGCAAATACTGTTTATTTTATCCCTAACGATGCATCCGTGTTAAGGGAACCGTCAGGTACAAGATATGTTTATACATCCAAGTACCAGACTGTCACTGGCTACCCCGCCATCCCCGCAGGCACCACCATTGATTATCTGGGGGTATTGGGGGATAAGACAAGCATAGAAACCGGTTCCTACGTGGGGACCGGAACGTCTGGGAGCGGAAATCCCAATACTCTTACATTTGGATTTGAACCAAAATTCGTCCATATTCAATCTTACAGTATTGGCAACGGTGATAGTACCGGATATGGTTTTGCATTTTTTCTTTCTGGGGCCCGCGGTTTTACAATAGGGCCAAGTTCGTCTAACGATTTGTTTTCCCTGAATGCCAAATTCAATAAGAATATACTATCCTGGTATCAAGACAATGAATACGCCCAACTAAATGAAAAAAAAGTGAAATATTTTTTCGCTGCATTAGGTTAAGAGAGGAGGCCAACCATGTATTACATTAACCCAACCCCCAACGAATCTGGCAACCACGGCAACCCCATGGGACAACCTTTCCCAAACTGTGTGACCCTCCCTGACGATCTCCTGAGCCCCTATCTTGCGGCAAAGGGGTTTGTGACCCTGACCGTGGAAAACGGCGCTGTGACAAGCCTGGAGACCAACCAGGAGGCGCTGGACGCCTATGAAGCAGACCACCCCGACCTCCCACCGGAAGAGCCGGAGGAATCCGTCACCTGGGCCGCCATGGCGGCAGCAATTCGAGAAGGAGTGAATGACGTTGACTGAAAAAGAGTTTGTTTTGGATACCCTGCGCCGGGCGGGGAAGTCTGCCGCAGTCAACTTGCAAGCAGAATCCCCCTCCATGACCGGCACGGAACTCTGTGCCGCAGAGGAGTATATCCCGGACTTCCAGGCGGCCAAGGCTGCCAAAAACATGCTGGAGCGCAAGGCAGGCCAGAAAGATGGCTTTGTCTGCCGGTCCAGCGCCGGGCGGGTGGTTCGGCTCCTCCAGGTCTATGACAGTGAAATTTACCCCCAGGAACCGGAGGAGCTGCCCGCCCAGTGGGGATTTGTCTGGTCCACTGACCCGGACAAGGCGCTGCCCTTCCTCTCCCTCTCCACTTCCCCCTACGCCAAAGGGGATTGCTGTACCGCAGATGGCAAAACCTGGCGCAGCAAGATCGACACCAACACCTGGTCCCCGGAGACGAATCCGGAGTTTTGGGAGGAGATCAAAGAATAAAAAAAGAGACCCTATATGTAATAGAGCCTCTTTCTAATTCCCATGACAATCTTGGCAAAACTTACTAATTCAATTTTGAAAGAAGGGTTTTTCCATATAGAAATAATATGCGAAAAAAAGCAATCCTTGTTTAACTCTTGGGCACCGGTCTAATGGTTTCCCAGCAATAGCACTTATTGCTTCTGGAGAAGTCTCCCACATTTTCTTAAGCAGTCTTTCAACGCTGCGTGAAATTGAATTAGGGCTTTTTGATAGACTGCGTCCAATGACAGAATATATGTCACGGTGCAACTTTATGACATCTATCGGAATTTCATCTTCAAATAAGAGCTTTGCGATCCGTTCGCAAGATGTTACAAAAGGATAAATTTGAATTGTCGCGGGAGCAAGAATGGAATATATTCTCTGTTCAATCTTCCTCATCATGAGTTCCTCCATTTCTTCTCTTATCATACTCATGAATATGAAAAAATCAATATTAAGGAGGTTCCAAAATGGAACCTATTCTCTCTTTAATTAGTGTTGCCATCGGGTCCAGCGGTTTATCCGCGATTGTCATAGCGATCCTAAACCACCACTGGGCCAAGAAAAAGAATTCGTCCGGGAAACTGGACGCGCTTGTGGAAGCGCAAAAGGTATTGATGATCGACCGCGTTAGATATCTCGGCTCCTCATACATTCACGAAGGAGAAATTTCCTTAGAGGACAAGGAAAACCTCACTGAAATGTATCAAGCGTACAAATCGCTTGGAGGAAACGGGCATTTATCAACAATCATGGCCGAAGTCGAAAGACTTCATATTGTGGAGAGGAGGTGAAGGGAATGAGTGAAAAATGGAAAGCCTGGTGGAAAGCGGCTGGAATGAGAGCCATCAAAACCTTGGCGCAGACCGCCGTAGGCTGCATTGGAGCCGCCGTGGCACTGGGGGATGTCAACTGGCCCATGGTGGCCTCTGCGGCTGTCCTGGCGGCTGTGGTGAGCCTTCTGACCAGTGTGGCGGGGCTCCCGGAAGTTGAGAAAGAAACCGCAAACAAAAACTAAAGACAAAGAAGGAGAATTCGTATGGCAAATCGTTTTTATGCGAATCGCATGGCAATCAAGGCTATCAGCGAGAAAGAGGGCGTGGACGTGGACATCGCCTCCCGCATGTATGCGCAGCAGCAGGGCTGGACCGGCTGGGAAAAGGAAATGGACGAATGGAATGATATTCAGCGTTCCTACATGAAGTCTAAGACAAAGACACTGGCAGACCTTTTTAAGTAAAAGGGGGATTCCTATGGAAGAAAAGAATGCTCCTCTGCCCGTCGTACATCCAGAAGATGATATTCCAGAATCTATGCTGGACGAGATGACCAACGGAAAAGGGGGAGATAAAGATGAGTAACAGCCCTCTTGTGACCTACACCAAACTATCCCCCAACCATTCCGGGCGGCGCAATCATGTGATTGACACGATCTCTATACACTGTATGGCAGGGAATGCCAGCGTAGAGACTTGCGGGGCCTTGTTTGCCGACCCGTCCCGCAAGGCCAGCAGCAACTACGGCATTGGAAGCGATGGGCGGATTGCTTTATATGTAGATGAAGCAAATCGGTCCTGGTGTACCTCCAGCGCCTCCAACGATCATCGGGCCATCACCATTGAGGTGGCCAACAATGGCGGGGCGCCGGATTGGCCGGTATCAGATAAAGCCTACGCCGCATTGCTGGACCTATTGACGGATATCTGCCGGAGAAATGGGATCAAGAAACTGCTGTGGAAAGGGGATAAATCCCTAATCGGCCAGGTGGACAAGCAGAATATGACGGTTCACCGGTGGTTTGCCGCCAAGGCGTGCCCGGGGGATTATCTATACAATCGGCACGGAGAGATTGCCGCCGAGGTCAACCGGCGGCTGGAAGGAGAGGAGGAGCCCATGGACATCGCAAAATTGATTTCTGAAATGACCAACGAACAAGCCTACCAGCTCATGCAGAAAGCAGAGCTCCACGCGAAGACGCTGTCTGAGCCTGCCTGGTCCCAACAGGAGGGACATTGGGCAAAGGCTGTGGCAAATGGCATCGTGGATGGTACAAGCCCGGAGCGCCCTGCTAAAAGAGATGAGATGATTGCTATCCTTGGTCGCTTAGGCTTGCTGTAAAAGGAGGGCGGTTGTCTCTGTCTCGTTACATTTACAGCATAGAGCAACTAAACTCTATGGAAAAATGTGAGTGGCTAACAGATAGAGAAAAAGCCATATTTAATTTATTTTATCGTCGTGGGTGGCAGATTGAAGCCATTGCGGCAGAGATGGATGTCTCAAGAGGAACAATAAATAATGTCCTTCGGCACATCCGGGAGAAAACAGAACAATCTTTTTACTGCGGGGAGTGATTCCCCGCAGTTTTTTGTATTTAATTTGCCCTTAATTTGGATTTCATTTGGACAGGCGGATATCCATTTTTTGATATGATAATGTCAATAAAAAAGAGCGAGGGAAAAAGAATGGCTGGAGTTTATGGATACAATCCCTATCAATTTTATCCCCAAGGGCAGCAGATGCAATATCAGTCCCCGCAAACTTATATTGGGTCACAGATACCACAACAGCCACAGCAACCTTCAATGCAAACCCAACAAAATGGATATACCTGTCGTCCGGTAACAAGCAGAGAGGAAGCTGTCGCTGTCCAGACTGATTATTTTAGCCCTGGCACCATTATGCCAGATTTAGGCCATGGAATGGTATACATCAAAAGATTTAATCAGAATACCGGCTCCTCAGATTTTCTTTCATTCCGATATGAACAAGATCAGCCCCTCCAGCAAACAAATCAATTTGCAACAAGGGATGAATTAAACTTGCTTAGACAAGAAGTAGAACAGTTAAAACAAGGCGGGGGAAAGAACAATGATAGCACCAATGAATAACCCTCTTATGATGCTTGTGCAAACAATGCGGGGCGGTGGAGACCCTATGCAACTACTTCAAAAAATGGCGGGGCAAAATCCACAAGTGGCTCAAGCATTAAAAATGATTCAAGGAAAGAATCCTCAGCAATTAAAAACAATGGCAGAAAATATGGCCAAAGAACGTGGCGTATCTATCAATGACATTGCCAGACAACTTGGTATAAACAACCCAAGTAATAGATAAATAAAAACTCCCTATCAGTTTCCGGGTCTTGAAAAAAACTGGATGTGTTTTGTACGCATCCGGGGTGCACACCGGTGTGAATAACTGATAAGGAGAAAACAAATGGATAACGATTTTGCAACTGGTTACGCTCTTGGCAGTGATAGCGGAAACGGCAACAACAGTGGCTTCGG